TGATTGAAATTTTTTACAGCATATACACCATATTTTTTTATGAGTTCTCTCTGGTCGTCCTCTGATAGATGGGTCATAAACCTATACAAGTATGTTATGTTTGTTTCTTCGTTACGTAACATTTCTTGAAGTTCTGGTATTCCATACTTCAGTATTGCTTTGACATTACCTATATAGGTTCTACTGAGGCCTGTCATGTGCGCTACTGACTCAATACGCATACTAGGATATCTTTCTACGGCCGCTATTACTCGCTGAGTCTTGCTCAGATTTACCGTATCGGACATAACCTTCTTTTCAACAACAACTTTTTGGATGCTAGACTCATCTGGAAGTTGGAACATTATTGTTACATTCGTGGCGTTCTTTGGCACTACAAAATTTATATTTTGTATTTCTGTATTTGACATATTTACCCCCGAATACTAAAAAATATAAATTTTCATATTATTCATTTGAATACATTAACTGTTGTATTATTATTGCCATAGCAGTATCGCTTTTTATATATTGTCCCATACTTTCTACGCTCTTCGTTGAGGAATCTGTTGTAATCTATGACTGCGTTCACACCAAATTCTTGGATGTACTTTCTTTGGTCATCTACTGGTACGCCAACCATGAATCTATAAATATACGTAGCATTGGTTTCTTCGTTACGTAGCATTTTCTGTAGTTCTGGGATGCCATACTTCAAGACATTTCTAACGGCCCCAATGAATGATCGACTGAGGCCAGAACACTCTGCTAATTCTACAGTAGTTTTGCTCGGATATATTTCAATGTAAGTTATCGCTCGCTTTACCTTACTCAGCGACTTGCTTGGTACTTTACTTGTAATTGTTTCATCCAATACACTTGGCTTTGTATTTACCGGCGTTAAATCACTGTGCTTACGAAATCCATCGTTCATGGCAATGTTTCCGGAATTTCTGGAATCGGTTGTCGGTATTTGAAAAGTAACACTAACGTTTGTAGCGTTCTTTGGCAATACCAAATCTATGTGTCGTACTTCATCATACATCTTATTTTACCTCTAATAAGTAGTTATACGTCCTAGTATATAAGTATTTTTGTTGATGGGTTCTACTAGTGGAAGCAAATAATAATTTTAAAAAAAATAACAGAAAGCGACCAACTGGATAGAAAAATCGGCCCCTTATCAAAAGAAGGACACAAAGATTGATGTTGTTCCTTGTGTCGTTCCTTCTGATGTTTTGGGGGACAATTATAAAACGTTGTTTTAGTATATAAAGTTTACGGTCGGATTCATCTTAGTACTAAAGTGTATAGGTATTCTCACGAGATTTTCGTAAAATTGAAAAGTCTTGATTTATTTTGATTAACTTTTATATGTTAATATAAAAAATCTAGGAGAATAAAAACCATGTGGATATTTGCAAACGATGATTGGAAATACGTTACCAATGAACAGTTTCTGGAAATGTCGAAGAAAATGAATAATATTAAGGTTATGGATGAACCAGAAAAAAAATCCAAAAAGAGAACAAAGAAATCCAAATAAACGACAACCTTATATATATTTCGTAAAATTGAAAAGTCTTGATTTATTTTGATTAACGTTTATAAATGTTTATAGGTGATTGCAATTACCAAAAAAGATATTGTTGATATGGTTGTCGAGGAAGATCCACCTATCAAAGAAAATAGCTGGGACGGTGCGACAAACAAAAGTCAACTTTTTGATTTTGCGAGAGATGAAGAAGGCAATCTTCAAAAAGAAAAAATAGAAAATTATTTTTTGAAGGTCGACGGCGATGGTTTAGTAGAATCTGATTATAGTTATCCTGTTGGCAAGATAGTAGATGGTAAACCTGAATATGACCTAGAAGGATTGCAGGCTGCTTTTTCTGCTGCAATGGGTTCTCATACTGGAGTTGAACACGAAAAGTTAGCTGAAAGAGCTGCTAATCTTGCTAAAGAAAACTTCGGTGTCGAAATGCTTACCGATGGCATGAAAGACGTTCTCGGTATCAAGGAAAATTCTGCGTATGCTACCGCTTCTGGTGACATGGTAATTGAAGAAACTGATCCCATCAATGATTATCCTAATGAACCGAACGATGCTGACGTTGCTTGGACACCTGAAAAAGCCAAACAAGATCTAATTGAGTGGGCTACTTCTGACGGCAAAATCAGTAAGAAAAAGCTAATGAAGTACTTTTTGGATGTAGATGGTGGCGATGCGCAAAACGTCGATTCTTACAGGTATGTGGTGGGAGCAATTGTAGATAACGAACCTCAATATTGTCTACGATGTTTAGACGATAGCTGGGAATTGGCTTCTGGAAAAAGGACTGGCGTTGCTAACCGAACCGTTATGAAAAAAATTGTTTTCCTCAAGGAACGCGAAGGAATGCCGCTTACCGAAGAACAAATGGAATTTACTCAACGTCATATGTCAGCTCCCATTAATGATTCTGAAATCAAGCTTAATGAGTATGTTTTGCAGGATGCAAGCGAAATGGGAAACATTGCAGTTGTAAACAGCGCAGACGTTAAATTGAATTCGGCGTTGTCCGGTTCCAAAGTTATCTATGAAGACGATAATGTAATTGACGTTCCTGTTGTGCCAATGCGAGAAGGTGTTTTTACTGGTTCTGATGGTGTGCCTACCCTCAAGAAATATGAATATTTTGGTAAGGATGCGCACTGGCTAGAAGGACAACCAATCCTCAAAGGACATACCGCGCCAACGGAACTTGTAACTTATAAGCATGACCGTATCGGCAAACTCATTAATGTAATGACAAGACCTGACAAGAAAGATGTTGTGGCAGTTGCGCGATACTACAAGAATAAGTTAAGCCCCGATGATATTGCCAGAATCAAATCTGACATTCCTTATGATGGTTCGATTGCATATACTACCCACACTACATTCGAAGATGGAGAATACGACGGTAAGCGATATGGTGCAATAGAAGACGGCGGATACCACTTCTATCATTTCGCGGATCTTGGTAGTGAAAGAGGCGCTTGTTCTCATGAGGAAGGCTGCGGATTTCTATTAAATGAAGCTCCAAAAACAGATTCCTTTTACAATGAATTAAGGCGCGCAGACATAACAACAATCACTAATAACAATTATAGTATTAAATTAAATTCAAAAACATGTAATGACGTTATTTTGGAAACAAATGACAAAAATGAGGCCATTGCGTTGTCTAAAACTTTCGTTAAAAATGGAAATATTCCCAAACAAAACAAATGTAACGATGATAAAAAATATAATTCACAAATTGTAGGTAATAATATGACAGAAGAATATATTAATCCAGAAGATGTACAAAAGCTTCCCGTGGAAGAAGAGAAAGACGACACCGTTGAAGCTAAACTTAACGAAGTCGATGAATCACTCGCTATGAAAGATCAGGAAATTGCTAGCCTCAAAGAACAAATGGCTGCATTGCAAGCCCGGCTCGACGAACTACTAATGAAACAACAGGAAGCCGAAAAGGAAGAAGCTGATAAGGCTGCTGAGGAAGATTTCCAGGCATTCGGCCAAAAACTAAATGCTGCCCACCGGAAGGATGCTCGCGTCCATTATGATAACTTCTTAAAGAATGGTTGGAAGTATATTGCTGCAAATCCCGAAGTTTTTAAGATGGATATTCCAAAAATGAACGCACGCGGTATTCCTGAGGAAGGAGAAGACGTTTCCGAGTTGTCTAAGGCTCGTGCCGAACTGCAAAAAACCCTTTCTTCTAATTATAGACGAAAATAAATAAATATTAAATAAATTTTTATGGAGATAAAACAAAAATGGCAACAATTCCAACTTATATGACTTTCAAGGGTGTTAAGACTCCTGGAAGCGGAATTATTAAAACTGGTGTAGCTGCAAGCGAAATACCGTTTGGTGCCTTTGTAACAAGGTCAGCTGACGGCACAATCAAAGCACAAGTAAGCAATAAACCTTACACGTATCTTGGTGTGGCAGTAGATGATCAGCGTCAGCAAATGCCCTATGATGGGTTTTATGCTGCTGGCAAGAAAGTACCTTATATTGCAACTGGAACTGCTAATGTTTGGCTACTTGGTGGACAAACTATTGATGCTGGGGACTTTGTAAGATTTCCTGAAAAATTAGGTGCTGGTACTGAATCCCTCGGTGTTGTAATTCCCGAAACAGCTCCTGCTACCAGAACCGCATATTCCGTAGGAAGAGTTCTAGAAATGGCTGATGCTGGCGACGCGAACTATGATCAAACAGTTACTTCATTCGTTGGATCAGTAGTGACTTTTGATGCAGCCGCTACTATTGCTCATTTGGATCTGGTGGAAGGCGACTATGTGGTCATTGATTCTGATGAAGCTGCTGAAGTTAATAGGGTCGTGGATCCTCTTACATCCGACACAACCATTACCATGGAGAAGGATCTACTCGCTTCTCACGCTACTAACATAACCATGTACAAACTTGTACAGATTGAGGTCGAGCTTATTTAAGTAGGCCTTAATATAATTTTTAAATACTTATAATAAATTTTATGGAGAAATACACAAATGGCAGACACTAATCTAACTTACGGTTCCTTTATTCCTGACGAAGTTGTTACAGCATGGGTTCGGGAAATTAACCAATATGAGTTGAATTATAGACCCGAAATGGTAGCAAGAAATGTTCTACCGCGAAGAGAAGTCGGACCACAAATTGATATCGACGCTATTTCCTATTACCAGTCTACGAGTGGACGGGCACAGATTGTGGCTAAAGGCGCCGCACCACAGCCGTTCACCATGAAGACTAAGGTCGAAAAGCACGAAATGTATCAGTTCATGGACGGTTTCATGGTAAACGAGAGGGATCTTGCTAAGGCGCAGGGCGCAACCATGAAGGCTAAAGAAATTGATAGTGCGTTAGCTATGATACATTCCGCGGAAGATTACATTCTCATGAATGGAGACAGCGATCTTGGCATTGATGGTATTGTTGACGTCGCTCATGCAAACGAAAACGGTAAAGTTCTACCAAGCAATGGAACCGCAACCGGTAACGATATCGTTAACATGGGTGCATGGGATGGTTCTGGGGACACTAGAGATCCTTATGAGGACGTTGTAAATGCTATCCGTATGATGGATCACAGATTTAAGCCTTATGCCCTTATCGCTGACAGAACAACCATGGCATACCTAAACATGAAGGATTCAGAAAGAATTCCGTTCTGGAAGGGTATGGGACCCCTATTTGGCAAAGCAGACGATGACAGATCCTGGATGATTGAATCTCAGCATACTCCTGCGGGCTACGCATATGTTATACCTTATGATCCTCAGGCTGCAGAATTTGTCGTAAGCCAGGACATTGACATTGCCGATGATTATCCTAAACAGCCCGGCGGAAATTACTACGTGGAAATCAAAGAATGGATTCATCCAGTAGAAATTCATGTGGGCACAGCGTTTGTGGAAATCTGCACAACTTAAAAGTAAGAATACGTTTCTTACTTTTTAGAATTTTTATGGGGTTCAATTATGGTTAATCAAAAATTTTCAAAATTAACAGGTCCTCAAACTAAAGTGATGGCAAATCTAGCTGATGCAGTTCCTGATCTGGCAACGGATAAGGTTCCGTTTTTGCATGGAGGAGTTGCCAAGAAAGTGGATATTGCTGATCTGGTTGATGGTATGGCAGGGGTCGCTGATACAACTGGTTTAAGTGACACTGCTGGTGTTTTGACTGTTGCTGCCAAGATCGCACATTTGGAGGACGCATTACTTAAGGGTTGTACAACCGTTCCAATGAGTTTTGAAAGCGGTGAACAAACCACCACAAAAATATACTTCCCAATGAAAGTTACTATTAACAAGATTCGCGGCATTGTTATGAAGGCAATTGCTGATTCTGATGATGGTACTATAACTTGTGGTAATTCTGCAGGTGATTCTGCGAATGGTGTTATAACTGCAGAAAAATCCGATGCACTAAACACTGAATATTCTGTTTCGCCCACCACAAATAATATCGTTTTGGCAGACGGATATTATTCTTTAGCCAGTGCAAAGACTAAACCCGGTGGTAAGGTATTGGTTTCCTTAGAATGGACAATAACTGAATAAAGCAGTTGTAATGTTTTTTGGTGGCACTAAAATGAGAATTTATGATGCATATCGATTAGGCTTAATAACACACGATGAGTATTCTGCGTTATTGGCTTCAGGTAGGTCACCAAATTCTGTTTATTCTGAATATGGCGGTGGTGAGGTTCCTCCTGGTTTTTCAAACTTTGTGGAAGGAACTACCACTTCTTCTATAACATCTGCGTTAGATTGTTATGTGACTAGTTTTGGTAAACAATCGGTTTCTGTATTTAATACTAGTCCCTCAAATTCTATGAATGCTATTATAGAATATTATGTAGCTAGTATATTAAGTAATACCATTGAACAGACAATTGAACCAAACAATACGTATTTTATAGAAACTGAATCTTCATTTCAAAAGATTGTTGTTAAGGTTCAGGATACTGTTCCTGGTATGCATTGTACATACAAAATCGGAATAGAAATGAGTTAAACATCCAGGATTTCATTGGTCCCGGATATTGTATTTTTTAACATCAATGAGGTTATATTATGAAAAAAGCTATTATTAATGGTGGCATCGGTTCTAAGGTTATTTGTGCTGTCACGGATGACGTTACTTTGGAAGCTGCTCCTATAAAGGGCACTGATAATGGTGATGGTACTGCATCGTTACTTGTTACGAGTTCGATGGCTGTGCTTCCTGATACTACGAGTGGTGATTTAGCAAGCATAGCGGCTGATCTGGCCACTATTCGGGCAGATCTTGCTACCGTGAAAGCAGATATTATACTTATTAAAGCAGATGTTGCTAAGTTACCTCAGAAAGACCAGTTCCATGAAAACATCGAATTCTCAGACGCTTCTGCTCAGACTATCATAGCTGCGCCAGGGGTGGGGAAACGGATCAGGCTCACAAGGCTCAGCCTGTCATCAGGCAGCAATCCACAAGTTAATGTTGAGATTGCTCTGAAGTCTGGTACTACCACAATTGAAACTGTCCGCGGAGATGCTATGGTCTTTGACTACCCAGAACATCGAAATCTGGGCACCGACGAGGCATTTGTTGTGCAATGCACTACTGCTGATCGGGTTATTGGCGGCGTGGATTACTACGTGGAGGCAGTATGAGCAATATACACGTATCTGACAACGATGTCGAAGATATGATCATTGGCGTCATGTGGAACACCGGCAGCGACAGCTCTGCTCTTCAACAGATCGATGTTGATGGAGATGTTATTACCAAGAAATCGACTGCCTGGTTCGATAGGCATCCGGTTTGGGGCGGAATGAAAAGATGCACGCTTACAGTCGATGGCGTTCCAACATTCGGGTCCAATGCAAGAGGCGACGGTCTAACTCTGGACGGTACTGCCGGACAAGTCATGGTCCGGGTTCCAAGGTATTATATCAAGTCAGAAAAAAGTGGAAATTATATAAAATGGTGGGTCTCTCCATTTCCATATCCGGGCTTCGAAGTCCATCCCGCTTTCAAGCAGAGGGGCGGCACAGAGCGAGCACAGCTCTATGTAGGAGCCTACGCTGGCGGACTGGCGGTGAACTCCTCCGGCACTCTGTACATGCTTTCCGCAACCGGGAAGCAGCCGTGGACCGGAACGGCGATGGGCAAGCTGCCTTTTGGCAATGGGGTCACAGAGATAGCAGCAGGCGACGAGGTAGTTGGCACCACCTCAGGCAATACCTGTATTGTAGTGGCTGTCCACAAGGCATCGGGTGATTGGGGAACCAACGCGGCAGGCTTCCTCTACGTCAAGTATCCTGGGGCAGACTGGATCAATTGGACGAACTCCGAGGATATCCAGGTGGGTGGGGCCACCAGAGCAGCGACTACCGGGACCGGAGAAGCTCTTAGGTTGACCAGGCAGGACGCAGAAACCTACTGCAATAACATCGGCAGCACCCGGTGGGGGTGCGAGAACATATGGACGCTCGATGCGCTGACGATGCTCTACCTGATCGAGTATGCTAACTGGAATTCGCAGAGTACTTCGGTAGGGATTGGCCGTGGGGTAGTTGACGGCACATCCGGAACCGGGTTCGCAGGCGAAAACAACGGTGCTCACGACGCCGATACCAATATCGGAACCAATGGAACAGGAACGGGCACAGGGACGGATGGACGCACTCCAATAGTCTACCGAGGAATCGAGAATCTGTGGGGCAACGTCAACCGTTTCATCATAGGTATCGATGTTCTGGATGATGCCTATCGCGTCCTGAAGAGAGACGGGACAGGAACCCCCAAGTGCCCGATGGATGAGGGGCACTACGAATCATCGATAGCAGCTCCAGTCCAATACGCAGATCCGGCGAATCCGGATGGTTATGCCAAAGATATCCTCTATGAAGATCTGTCGAAGTACCTGATACTGCCGAATCTTGGCGGAGGCAGTGATTCTACTTACCTCTGCGACCAAACCTACTGGCATAAAGCCGGTCAGACAAACATTTGGCTGGCGGGCGGCTTTTGGGGCAAGACCACGTATGCGGGTGTCGGCTATCGTGTTGCGAGTAACGTCGCCTTGACTTCGGTTCGCACTTGCGGTTGCCGGGTTGAGTTCCTGTAATCGGAGTTGATCGAAAATGAAAGAAAGATCTAATATTCAACAACCCTGGCATGGGGTCGTCAATATAGAACGCGATGGCTCCCGATATGTCGTTCGTGACCTTCTGGTCCGGTGGAACGAACAGACGGAAGAAAAGGAAACTGAAGACGGCACCGAAACAGAGTACGTCTATGATGCTCATAGATTCGACTTTGAATTGCCACCCGAAGTCCAGCCTGGGATTGAAGCCGTCGAATTCTATCTCGAAGCTGCTCAGACTGCTGTTTTGCAACTGGCTCAGGATTTGGAAGCGCAGGAGGCCGGATTCCAATGACGTTATCGGAGGCCCAGCAAAAGCGGCTGAATGATCTGGCTATCGGAAAGATAGTTACAGGCAAGATTTCTGTCGATGACCAGATCGCAGCTCTGAGAAAGCAGGTCATCGCTTTGTCTGAGGCCGCCAAAGTCCCGATTGATCCAGATTTCCAGGCATTGGATGAATTGGTGGCATCCGAGAAAGCCAAGAAAGAGAAAAAAGTTGTTAAAGTTTCCAAGAAAGAGAAAAAAGTTGTTAAAGTTTCCAAGAAAACTATAAAATAAAAACATGAGGTTACACAATGACAGAAACCGTTGAACAATATCCCTGGGAATCCCAGATTGCATTAGTTGCATTTCTGGGAACGTTGGCATCACTAGCTGCAATGCTAGGATTTGTAAGTTTGTCTGCAGAACAAATAGCTGCTTTAGGTGTGGTTATATTTCCATTAATTGTTGCACTGCGAAAGTGGAGCAAAGGCGAAAAAATAGTATTAAGGAAATCAGACGCGTTGGAGACCAAGTAATATGATTAAAAAAATTATGTTTTTATCAGTTATATTTATGTTGGTCAAAAAGTTGTATGGACGGTAATATGATCTCATATTTACTTTTGGTTGCTACTATTGCGTTTGCAGGTCTCGCATTGTTGTTTTTCGTGCATTACCGAAAAATGATAGATTTGGAAGTTGCATTAAGTCGGTCTGAAACTAGAGAAAAATCTTTACAAACATCACTTGACAATTACAGTAACAAATACGAAAAAATAATTAAGTATTTTAGTGGACCTAATACAACTGAAGAAAAAATTTCGTATATATCGAAACTCATAGGTGATTAATTCGATGCTTGAAAGTATTGCATTTGGTATTGCATTTGTTGCCTTTGGGTTACTAGCCATGATGTTTCTTTTCTTATGGTCCGCGAATGTACGGGGTTCTAGAGAATGTGAAGACGCAGCAAAATTCCTGGAAAGTTTATCTGGTTTGGAAGATCCGTCTGCAGAGGCAGCACGATTCTTACGAATGAACAAAGAAGACGTTGAATTGGAGATAAAAAAAGGACGCTTACTGACGCTTGTCGGTAATCATATAGCAGCAACAGCCGCTACCTTAAAGTCCCCTATTCCTATTATTCGGTGGTAATCCATGGACATATCAATTTCTCCGAGACGTGCATTCCAAATAGGTTTTATTGTTTGTACCTTGCTGGCTGGTGTTTATTTGGCATTGTTTATGTTTTCTATTGGATTGTCAGGAACGGGTACTGGGGATACTGCAGAACTGGAGATATATGTTGGTCAAGGATCATTGAGAGTAGAACATGCTGGAAATGAGTTCCGCGATGATTCGGGATTTAGTGATGGTAGTGGAACGTATCGATATGACAGAACATGGGACGAATCTAATGAAAGTGTTTCAAAGAATTTCGTAGTTGAAGGCGGCAAAGGTACCATATATGACCGCGACATTACGTTGATCAGTGGTAGTGGTGTTAATAGATTGTATCGCGTAACCAATATTGAAGGCGATTATGAATCTAGCGTTGAAACCACGTTTGAACTCAATTTGTCAGAATCCACGGTAACCATTAATGTTGGTGACGGCATTGCAAAATTAGACCTACGTGTCATGAAAAAATCAGATCATGGTCCAGCAACAATGGAAGAAGTTCAGGCATATGGCAACTTTACAATGCGTTCGTATTACAATCTTAGTGCCGAAGAACAAGAAGCTGCTGTAAACCAAGATCCACTAGCGTTTTGTATTGAACTGGATAAAGACAACATTCTAGATGACACTGTACCTGATGCGGTGTATATTGCGCCAGTTGGCTACAAAATGATAAATGGAAAACTGTTCAAAGATGTAACAGCATGATAGAAGGTACTATTCTATGCCTAATGAAATCATTTTTTTCCAAGGCTTTTTTATGGGAACACTATTCGGAATTTTCATAGTGGTTTTGCTTATTTTGGGTTTGCTAGTAGGAACATGAAACAAGATTCGTTGTCATTGGCGTGCGCTATCATAATGGCAATAGCAGCGTCTATTGGTATATACATTGACATATATGATCAAGTTGAAGACACATTACAAGCAGTTAATGACAATGAATCTATTCAACCAATACAAGAACAACCAGAATATAGAATTATTTTTATAGATAGTGAAAAAGTATATGCTATTGATTATGATAAAAACTTGATATATTTAAGTGACACAAGTAGCATTAGTAATATATAATATATATAGTAGTTATATAATATAGTAGTATAGTAGTAATATAGTAGTATATATAGTAAATATAGTTTACGTATATTGATTATATAGTAATATAGTAGTTATACTAGTAAAGTAATAGGTCTATAAACTTGTAGTAATAGAACGCATTTACTATATTACCATACTACTAGTGCTACTATTGTTTGTTTTCGTTAAAAATATCCAATATCGTATATAGGACGTTCCATGCCATTCTTGCGTTGTGATGTTTGCGGAAATCTTTATAGTGTTGATACAACGTGCCAGGTATGTCATAAAAAATACATGGAATTATATAAAAAAGAAAAAAGTTCTAGAGAAGAAAATTATAAAAAAAATAATAATTTTTTACAAAATAATATTTCCTAATTTCTTAACTGATTCCATCCGCCAAATTACCTGGCAATATTGACCACATTCCTCGCATTCCCAGATTTCGTCTACGCACTTACCATTTGGCGGATGATTGTGGTAAGAAAGGCTTGCTCGTTCCGTTAGAAAATCCGATCCACAATACGGACACTTTATATTTTCATCGTGATTATTAAAATTGTTTATACATTTTTGTAGTGTTTTTTTATCGGAGTCTAAGTTGTCGTTATCATTGTTTTTAGAATCATCTTGATACGTGACACCATATTCAGTGGGTGGCATTTCGTTAATGCAATTCATGGCATCTTCTAGATTTTCGCATGTTTTTTCAAGGAAAAGATCTTCGGTTGGTACATCGTTATCTACGCATGCAATATATCGCACTTCGAAACAATCATCAGAAACTTTCCTGATTACATATGCATTGTTGCTAGACATTTTTTATCCTCCCTAACTTATTTTTTGTATTTTGCACATTGCTGGCGGTTCTGGCTTTATTGGCGATGAACTAGTTTTGGTCGGCGCTGGTTTAGTTAGTGGTTGTTCTGTTTTTGTTGGTTTTTCTGTATTTTCTTTTTTTGATATGTTTTTTGTTTTTTTCCTCCTTCCTGGAATTGCTGTATCTACTATTATAATAGTATATCTGTCTTTGTTGGCAGCCATACGTTTTTTTGTTAGCTTTTCTACACGAAGCCTACCGGTTTGTACTCCTTCTAGAAGTACAGAAACGTCTTCGGAATAATCATTTTCTTCCATGGAACTATTTTTAGTTATTCTAGTATATAAATGTTTTGGAAACGTTGTAACCAAAAACTATATAAACGTCAAATTGAATGATTAATTTGTGTTAGAAAAAACAATTTATGTCTTGGTACCAAAAACTATTTATATACATCAAATAAACACAATACTTGGAGGATAAAAAAGTGAAAAACATAAAGGGAAAATCGCCATATCGCGAGAATATTCGGGGCAATAGCGATTGCGTGTTCTTCGAACAAGCAGATGGTTTAATTCCAGTTGTTGGCGAGCATGTACATGCAATACGATGCTATGATTCACTGTCGATTGGCTCAATCATGCACAATGTAATGTATGTGAAGCCAACAGTTGGATTCAAAATAAAGACATTGCGAAAAGTTCCATTGACGTTGCCGGAAGAGGTTGTTAATGATCCAGAATATACGTCATTTCCGGAACACTTAGCAATTAGTAATATTGAATTGTATAACATTCGATATACTGAATCAACAGATACTTCAGAATTAGGTGCAATTGTATTTACATACAATGACAACGTTGTGATGTTTTACTTGCCATCATACAATTCATTTGTGTGTGGAAATCTTGGGTGGCATGAACACTACATTACACTATTTCTGCAGAATGTATGGCCACAAATCACAGCAGAATTGAATCTAGAGAAAATAGATAACGCCATCATACAAGATATTACCAAGAAGAAAGTGGAAGTTTTGATTGGTTGTGATCCAGAATTCGAACTCACTAAAAATAACAGAGTTTTGAAAGCGGATCGACACATACACGTTACTGATATGTATCATGGTCCTATTGGTGTAGACGGCGCATCTGCCCAGATAGAAATTAGGCCGAAACCCGGAACACCAGCCCAAGTAACTAGAAACATCAAGAAACTTATAAAAACGTTCAGTTCCGACTACGAGGAATATGACTTGTCAACGGTTGGAAATAAATATCCATTGGGTGGACACATCCATGTAGGTATTGGTACTGAATATTCACCTGATCGCGAGTTAATTTCATTGTTGGACCATTTTGTTGGGTCTGTAACAATTGAAATGTCGGGAACGGCTCGTTCTGAATACAAGCATCTTGGAAAGTGCCGAAGTCAGCCACACGGATTTGAATATAGAACACCGCCTGGTTCCGTATTCATGAATCCGGGGATGGCGTTCATAACAATGAAGATTGTAAAAAACATATGCGAACAGTATTTTAATGAAGGCGAAATTGAATACGATGATTCTATGAGTCCTGCGATACAAGACTATGTTAATGTTTGCGGGCTAACAAAAAAGCAAGCAGAATATTTCCTGAATACATGCCGAAATTATACACCCACGAAAAGTATGCGAGCTTCTTGGAAGATGCCTCCGGCTACAAAAAAGGTATCAACTATGTATCCAGTTGAACTTAAGTTTACAGACGGGTGGTCAGAATACGTGCGAAATGCTATCACAAACGAATTTGAGGAATTTGAAACGTCAATTAAAGATGTATACATATACTTCTACATGATTACTGGTATAGATAATGGATGTACGCTTTGCGTAGAAGGATTTGATTTGGATGGAAATGGTACGCCGGTAATTGAAAACGGCATTCTAGAAATTGGAATATCTAGAAACCTTGCAGAATATGGTATGACCGTGCGCCAGTATAGAAATCTTGGAAGCACTATCAGAAACATCATAACATCTTTCGAGGATGAAGAATGAAGAAAGTAATCACCGGACAGAAGCCTACTAGGCAATCTTCTGGTCATAGGATGGGCGAAGAATACTTAAATATGGTAATCAGTGAACTAACTAAATATTTTTCTGTGTGCTATAGCCATGGAGCCATTACTTCAAGCCATCCCAAAAATACGTTTGGAGCATATTCTGAAGTTTACATGAAACCAACGATAGTATCATCCATTAATATAACAACAGATCCTGATATCAGAAATACTTTGAATAAAGATTCAGTGTTTTTTGAACACCAGATACATTATGTGAAATTAGATGACAATCGATACGACAATATTTATAGTCCCAATATCATAGAAATTATGGTAGATGGAATATATGCTGGTGTGTACGTTCCAGAGGACAATAATTTGTTTTGTTCTGATTGGACGCATAACATGTATTGTATTAACGTATTTCATGACGTCTGGCCGAAATTAATAAATGTCCTGAATTTGAGGCCCCTCGAAAACATAGATACCAGTAATGTTATTCCTATTTCTGGTGGAGTTTTAATTGGGGCCGATCCGGAATTTGAACTCATAAGAAATGGAAAAATAGTAGAAGCAAGCGACTTGATTTACGATGACGATGAATGTAGTAACCCGATTGGGTTGGACGGATCTGGTGACCAAGTGGAGATTCGACCAAATCCTGGATCACCGAGAAAGGTCATAAAAAACATTAGAACACTAATCAAAGAATTTTCCGATGAATACAAGAATTGTGACTTAACGGATAGTGGTGATATGTATCCGCTCGGTGGTCATATTCATGTAGGCATAGGAGAAAAATATTATCCGCCAAGTTCGCTAATAACGTTATTAGATGATTTTATTGGGCGGCCAACTACTAACCTTTCAGGTGAAGCTCGCGATGGTTATGGAGATCTTGGTGACGTTCGCGCACAACCACACGGATTTGAGTATAGAACACCGCCTGCTAGTATATTCGGTAATCCAATGGTAGCGTATTGTTCGTTGGAAGCAACCAGAAATCTATGCAACAAGTTTTTCAATGAAGAAACATTTGAATATGTCTTGGATAGCGAACGCGACGGTATTCCATATGCCCAAGATTACGTGAAGTATTGTGGCCTAACCGAAAAACAAGCTAACTATTTCGTGGACTTTCTATATAATTATGTTCCTGCGAAAAGTATTAGAGCTTCCTGGAAACTTCCGCCAGCTGAAGTTACGGAAGAAGAAGAAAATACTGTGCCATCAAATGTTACCGTAGAATTTAGGGATAGGTGGGCTTCAAGTGCACGTCACGAAATGAATTTGGTTGTTGAACAAATTGTAAATTCCCATATTGTACCTTCTGATATTGAACTCCATATGGTGTTTTATGGACTCAATAGAAATCGTGGATACAACGCATCTTCCATAAACGCTATACCGTTTTTAGTGGCAATAGAAAGTCCGCCATACCCATTGTGGCGCGGTAGTTACGAAGATGGTGACCGTACACTTTATATAGGATTGCCACAATGTAGAAGAACAGAAAATTCGATTACTGGAACATTAAGAAGTTTCATACAGAATAGCCTAATAAATATAATATCGGAGGACATAAGATGTGTATAATTGCGGCTTGTGAAGATAGGAAAATGACTTCACAAGAAATTGAGAATTGCTTCAAGAATAACGGAGATGGTGCCGGGGTAGCTTATTGTACGGAAAATGGAAAAATACATGTGGAAAAAGGATTCATGACATTGGAAGAATTTCAACGTTATTATGAGACCCTTGATATACTTCCTCATGTAGCACATTTCCGAATTGCAACATCAGGTAACGTTACTCCGGAAATGACACATCCGTATAAGATTGAAACAGAAAGTCGCTTAATAATAACTGGCGACATTGAAACTCCAGTATTGTTCCACAACGGTGTAATTGGAGATTATAATGCGTTGTACCTTAACATGCTAACTAGTGGCATGATTGATATGCTGAGGGGTCCCATAAATGATACAAGGGTGGCTGCTGTTATGGCGGCTGTTTTTGACGAAGAAATACTACAATCGTTGTCTGGAAAATTCGTTGTAATGAAACCAGATGGCATTACTACCATGTGGGGAGACTTCGAAAATGTAAATGGAGTCCACTTCTCGAACAACGGATACAAGAAAATAGCGTATACCCCATGTGTATATAATGCCAACAACAAAAATCGGAACTACAATTACAACAAGAACAACAAAAAACAAGTTACAGAAACCAAAGATAATTGGGACAGTGATGAATGGTTTCAGGCCTATCAAGATTGCCCTTACCAAAATTCGGAAGCACATGCATGCGATTATGATTGCGTTGAATGTGCTATTGAACGAGCACATATGGAAGGAGGGAAATGCAATGTCGATTAAGTGGCTACGCCTAAAGCGAATATGCGAGGAAATGACTAATAGGATTGTACAAATTCATAGTTCCACTGAATTAGATGATGACCATATTGCTGCAACCGAATTCAACGAGCAGGAAGCTACTATACTCCTAAATAGTGGCAGAACAAAATCTGTTGAAATGGTAATCAAGGCAATTGCCCATGAGCTAACCCACATTCAAGAAAACAACAATAACCACAATATAGACTTTAATGAAAAGTGGGAGAAAAATGTAGAAATAGTTAATGAAAAGTATAATAAATAACAGGAAGTGAATCAATTACAAAAAAAGTTTTTATTTTTATATTAATTTTTTTAATGCCAACTACCCAATCACTTAATTTCAATGAAAGTACAAACCAAGAATTAATAAAAAATGTTGAAAATATATTAGATAGTTATTATTTCACTAAAGAATATACCCACGGGGAATTTGATTGTTCTGACATGGCAAAACAAGTAATGAACATATTAGAACAACATAATATTAGTAGCTTCCTTGTATATAAAGTTGACCCTGATACGTTAGAAGCCCATGCATGGGTAGGTGTATTAGAAAACGATACTTACATTATTATGATTGATCCGACGTATGGTGGTATAAACAACGTTGGCATTATAATGCACAAAGAAAAAAGTCCTTTTTACTTTCATGCTGTGGATATAATGACGTTCGAAGAATATGCATACCGAACTGGAGATTTCTTAGAAAGCCAAAAATTATATGAAAAAATATAAAAAAGTTTAAATTATTTCTTCTAATTTTGTTTTTAGTAATTCTATTTTCCGTGGGATAAGACCCGGCGCACTATTAACCTCAAATATAGTTATGCCGGGATATTCTTGTATTGTTGCGCAATCTACTGCACCGAAGTCTAGTCCAATTTCTCGGATAGCTGACCGTGCAGCATTTTTTAGGTTTCTGTCTAAATCCGATACCCGAACACGTGCAAAGAAACATCCATTTTCCTTATTACGGATCATAGGGGTTGGTCGGTTTTCCGGACATCTTTTAATGTTTGCTTCTATTATTCTGTCATTTAAAACAAATAATCTGTATTCGTCTTTTTTGGTTACCATTTCTTGGATGTAGTGGTTTGAAGGATTGAATCTTCTTACGTCTCGGGAATTATTACACATATTGAAAAACTTTCCCTTGAAGTGATTGTTTCTTCTAACAATTACCGGAAATTTGACATTACCGGCAATTACGTCTTCAAATGAAATTAGTTTTGGTGTCGGTATATTCTTTTCTTGCAGGAGTGTTTTTGTAGCTGGTTTATTTGCGGATGTTTTTACTGCTTCTTGTTTATTTAGAATTCGGCCTTCGGGATCTTCCACGTATGAATTTCCATAACGTATGGTAAAAGAATCCCTATTGTCCGGAATCCTGCTTTCGGTGTAATTAACAACAAAACTGTCGGATAGTGCTTCCGCTAGAAGTTTGGCAGTTGGCCGACTTTTTCGACTACCTAAAATTGTTATCATTGTATCACTATCATTACTTTATAATATTTAATACATTTAATGATTTATACGAAAATTGAGCATACTTTATTTCATCGTTTTTGCTGAACCACACACAACCAATCGGATGGACATAAAAGGTGTGATCTATTTTATCAACTACCATTCTTGGTCCGCCCGACTTCAATTGAACAACGTCGCCAACATTAATTTCTATTGTTTTCATAATAGTTAGTAGTTTTTGAAGTATTTAAGTGTTTTGGTTGGGCGATTCGTAAAAGTACAATTTCCCATATTATTTTGATTATAGTTTTTTTGAGGTTATATAGATGGCTGACGAAGATGAAGATGAAATAGTATTAAGTGTTTTTAGTTTATATTACCGATATTTATCTGTGGAAGAAACTGGCGGCGACATGACACCAACTGGGTTTGGTGTATATTTGGCGTTTGCACGTGATGAACTCAGTCGACAATTAAGTTCGCGTGGAATTCCAGAAGATGCTTTAACTGAAAATGAAGAACGAATTGCTTTATGCCATTTAATTGCGGATAACTTTGAGATGGGAAATCCTGATTATTCATTTAGGAGTCAGAGCCAAGCACCCGGTGTTTCATTCAGTCGAGGCGAAGATACTGGACCAAGATTAGCATTGAATAAGCTCCTTGATAGCATTGAACTTGATATTAAGAGAACGGGTGTAAGCGGCGGCCGTGGTAAGAGTATTGCAATGGTACAAATTGCAGATGCTAAAAAATATCCAAAAAGATTCAAAAGAACAGACATTCCTAGCTGGGATACTGCGGAAAATGGGTTTGACGCCGACGAAGTTAGCGATCACGGACAATCCATTTATGATCCTGGGAATAACTCCTGGTGATTATAATGCCATCTTATCCGAAGAGGTTGCGGTATACTCACAGAATGTATGTTAGACGTCACACTAATGAAATATTTTCAGGACTGGTTTCTTCTAGCATGGAAGTTGCTGGAAGTCCTTCCACTTCTTTTAAGGTTGGATTACAGGCTTCTGGAATTTGCAGAATAAAATTAGTTGGAACTTATGATGGTTCTGACGTTGTGGAAAGAATTTCCTTTGGAGAATCCGGTATCCAGTACTCCGAAAACTTTTTTGACACTATAGCAGCAATAACCTCAAATTATTTTGTGCCTGAAACAACCATTATCATTTCTTCTGTTGATAGCGTTGGAATGCCAGTTAGTTGGACTCAGACATCTGGGCCATTTCGCTGTGAGTTCGGCCAGCATAGCGGTATGCAAGCTCAGATTGATGCTAGTGCGCTCGGTCTTGGATCCAAAACCATACATTATGTTCGGGTAGAAAGGCCTGCAAACTTATCCAAAGACATGGAATTTACCATAAATAACGGTACTCAAATTTATGTGCCTGTAAGCGACTTTGAAAACATTTCCATTCCTCCTGATTATGTGGCATCAGAATGGGCATTCAGAGCAACTGCAAAAACACCAGGTGAACCCGTATGATGTATAAATTCATTGGTAAACCAAAACAAATGTATGTTTTTAGTGCAATTAATAATATCAAACTAAACTATAAATGCCCGAAAGGAACAGTCGATGATAGCAATAAATGTGTGTTAGAAGCTGATGACAATCAAACAAGATCTATTATAAACAATACTGATAAATATTATGGATTTAAAAGTAAACTCAGAGAAAACATTGAGGATCCAGTACAATTAAGCAGTTTAACACCTAAAAACATTCCTATTTTAAATACTCATTTAGAAAACATGCAATTAACATGTCAAAAACTTGGAATACCTAGACTTCGTGGTGTTATAGCTTCTAAACCAGTAAAAGAATCAATGGCATCTATGAAAGATGGCATTCTAGTACTTTCAGATGATGCCTTGCGAAATAATGAACAAGAAATATTATCTATGTCAATAAACAGAAATAAAGCAAAGTTAGAAAATAGTATTGAGCAATCTAGTATTATAAAATTATATATGGAATATATCAAAAAAGATTTTAAAAAATATAATCCTAAAACTAAATGGGAAGGTTCTCAGCAACAAAAAGAATTGTTACAGCATGAAGGTAAACATTTAAAAGAATATATGGAAGAAATAGAACAATGTAAGGTGAGATTAAAAGAACTTGAAACAAATGGTGTAGATGCGTTAGTATCTTCTTGGAAAATAGGTGATGATAAAACAAAACGTCCGTTTTCTGTCGATGAATATTTTAAAGTGTCAGATAGACCAAAACTTGTTCTTGATCATGAATTTGGGCATCATATTCATCAACAAATGGGAGTAATTGACAAAAAAACATTCGATAACCCACCAGTAGAACAAGATATTGAAAAAATATATAATATTGCATCCAAACGCAAAGACTTTGTTTCACCATCTAAATATGCTGATAGTACACCTCAAGAATGGTTTGCGGAATCATATTCGTTACATGTAAACGGTAGAGACGATCTTGTGGATAAGCGACTTTTGAAATATTTTAAGGAGAAAAAAATATGATGACAAATCAATGTAAACAATGTTTACACTTACGAACATCAACTGAAAATCTTACATGTGATGCATTTCCCGATGGTATACCAATTGACATATTAACTGGTCAATTTGATCACAATAAAAAGCATGAAAATGATAATGGCATACAATTTTTGTCGGGAACATAACAATGATATCTGAAACCATTCAATTCATAATGGACGAACTTCGAAATCCAGATAACGGTATTGCCCAATTATGCGACAATCAAATATTTTCTGGCATGCCACGAATTCCATCAACTCTTATTGCGCCGCACTACACTAGAATTGGTGTAGAATATTCTACTGAAAGTGGCGATGGCTACTTTTTTACGCCACATCGGGATTTTGACAACCTTGACATAAAAGTTAAGATACTGGTTTCCAGTGCCTATGGCGAAAACGAAAACTACTGCCGTGACCTTATGGAACGTATATGTTATTTGTTTTCAATACATAGAAAAAAAATAACTACAGATTACAGAATCTTTATTGACAATGTACAAACCGACGTTATTGAAGAAAACAACGAACGCTGGAATGGCACCATCAATATGAGCGTTAGACAGTTTGAAAAAATACCAGAAGACATTACATGAGGGTTTCGTAAAACTACTATTTTCCTATTTATTTTGATTATGTTTTATTTAAAGTTTGCGGTGATTTCATGCGTTTATATGATGCTTATAAAAATAGCGAAATAACCAGGACTGAATACCTTGCGTATTTAGATTTTGGTTATAAGCCCAATGATTCTGTGTTTCTAACCCAAAATAGAAGCACTGAAATGGTGACAATTTCCTACCTGTCTATGGGAAGTAATTATAACTGGTCCATTGATGACGGCGAATCAATGATGGCATATGTCGGTCCCATCAATGATTTGTCGAATGCTGGAAGTTTGAATAACGCCGGTAGTATATTGTTCCTGTACAAGGACGGCAAAATTGTCAATACTGGCACTATAACCAATACTGGCAACATCACATTAAAATCAATATAATTATGTTTATTGGTCAAGATGATAAGAATGTATAATTTCACAGGCAAAAAAGGAAATTATTATAATATATCATTTATTAAGTTCAACTATAAATGTCCTAAAGGAACAATAGACGATAGTAATAAGTGTTATTCTGAATTAGAATCTCCTAATTCCGTTAACGAATTATATAATAATGAAAAATATTCTAATTTATTAAATACAGTTAATAAAACAGAAAAAGCGATTTCTGATGCAGACGGTTATGATGCTCTACAAGAATATAGTGAATATGGTTATATTGATGTATCTAATGATTTAAGAAATGGCGATACAACTAATCAGATATCATTACAAATAGATGACATATTTAAACAAGATGATGCTAGGTTAATAGATAATATAACAGTGTTTCGTGGAATAAGAATATTTAAGGATGATAATAGCGTAGATCCAAAGAAAGAATCATTATTGCAATCACTAAAAACAAAAGATTCTGTTATCAACGAAAAAGCATTTTTATCTACTAGTCTGATATCAAAAGTAGCAGATAAATTCGGCGAAGTAAAGTTAATATTAGATGTACCAAAAGGAAATAAAGCAATATACATAGGAAAAATAAATAGTTATATAGAAGATAGCGAAGACGAAGAAGGAGAATCACAAGGAGAAGCAGAAATGCTGTTAGATAGAAATCAAAATATACAAATTACAGAACCACTAAAACCGGATCCTGATAAAAAAGGAAGATATATAGTTCGTGGTATAATAAAAAATAAATAATAATACAAATATAGTACTATAACAATTAATATATAATAATTTAATACAATTCGAGGTTTTCCTTATGGTAGGCACACTTATTATGGACGGCGGCGACGTAACGTCCACTGAAGCAAAAACTGACTATCAAGTTCAGGTTCCGATTGGGCCAGCTTGTTTTAGTTCAGGTACATGGACAGCCACAGAATCTTCTAATGTAATATTTGTTACAAGAACACCAGCAAACACTACAGAATATTACAGTTTACCTATTATAGTGCCGAGTAGGACAACTGCTTTGAAAGGCGCTAAACTCAAGTCAGTTACCGCTGTTGTAACACTAGGCGGAACTCTAGACACCACCAACGACGACTTTGAAATAAATATTATTAAAGTCACTACGCCTGTTGACGGTTCTGCTCCTGTTGGTTCTGTACTAGCCGGAGATTCAGGCGATGATTATCCAACTGCACAAAATACTAAAGCCAAAAGACTAGTTTCTGGACATCATACTTTTGTGGTAACCATACCCACCGATGAACAAGCATTTATGGCGGAAGGCGAACAATATTATGTCAGAATAAAAATAAAGGATAATGCAAACACTGACCTGACTTGCGTGCTCAAAGGAATTGTTGCCCAATTTGACATGAACGTTTTATAAGCATATTAGTTTCCAAAACGTAGCAAGGAGAATATTTTTTTATGGCAAATGTTGGTTCTATCGCCACGGCTCGCGGTGAACAATTTACACATGCACATGTTGCATCCCTATCCAGGTGTAATTCTGGATTTTATGTACTTTCTGGTTGCGACGTTCATCAAGCCGGAACGCCAGGACTTAGTGTAGTTGTGGATTCTGGTTATATTTCTTCTGGATTTGCAACGGCTAGAAAAACAGTTTCTGGAGGAACATTAACAGTGGCCACTCCAGATGGTTCGCTTCCTAGAATGGACGTAGTCTATTTGGATACAAATGGGACACCTAGTATTTATGCAGGCACGCCTACAGCCATTTCTCCAAGCACTGAAACTGATTTCAAGAAAATGGCATCACCGAGTCCTGGCGCATCAATACCAAACGGCGTAATACTTGCATTAGTTTATGTTGGAGCTGGTGTAACTGAAATTCTAAATGCTTCTATTCTTGATATTGCTAGTTATGGTGGATTTGTCGCAGAAGCGCCTACTGGAACCACAACTTCCGGACTTGTTCCTCAATGGAGTAGCACCCAAAAAACCCTTACAACTGGTTTAACTGTCGGAACCGCCGCAAACAACCTAGTTCAATTGGATGGTAGTGCTAAACTTCCAGCGATTGATGGGTCACAATTAACAAATGTGGTTCGGAATATTTGTATTTACATTGATAACAATAGTGATGTAATCGAAACTGGAATAAAAGCAAAAGTTTGCATTGATTATGCTTGTACAATACAATCTGTTGCTTTGCACGGTTCTCCGTCTGGTTCTATTGTAATAGACATCTGGAAAGTTAGCTATGATAATTTACCCGCTTCTGTTGCAAACACAATAACAGCATCTGCAAAACCAACAATATCTTCTGGGATTAAGAGCCTAGATTCTTCGTTAGCTGGCTGGACAAAATCAATATCTGCTGGTGACTGGCTTTACTTCAATGTGGATAGTTGCACCACAATGACTAATTGTTCCATTGATTTGAAGGTCGTGACAGTATAACTAACATGTATGTTTTCTGGAGGAAGACCGAAGATCCGCCTTCACCGTGGACCCGTCTTACTAGAACAAATAGATACTTGCGTTTTGATTCCAATACAAGTAATCATTGGGTTTCAATTGGTTCATCCACACACAAACATTCTACATCAGATGGTCAAATAGGTAATTCTGTCCACAATTCGCCACATTTGGTTAGTAACTACTATAAAGATTATCATGTATTAACAACCCATACTCATTCATTGATGAATATTTCTACTACAAACGGTAATAATAATCCAATTGGCTTTGGCTTGGACATTATATATATGGATATGGCTACCTGGGAATCTAGTATTCAATCATTTCCAGAAGGCACTATTTTAATGTCTAATGGTGTCCTTGTAGATGCTAACTTAGAACGATATACTTTAGCCGAAGGGAAATTTATTGTGCATACGACGCCAGAAACTGTTGTTGGTACCACAACACCACACGACCACACAATATCCGGATCAACTGGTTTCGCGGACGGAGCAACTGGTGCATTAGCTGGATCCGGTACAAACGGATGCGATATGGCAACATCGCATACACATAATTTTAGTTTTGTGTCTGAAGCAAAATATGTAGAACCAAAAAAATTATTAACACGATTATACAAAGTTCTGGCTACGACATCACAAGCAATAGCTGGAACAGTGGTTTTTGTAGATGGTGACGTTAGCGAAAATTGGGAAATTCTAACGGATTGGTCTACTGGAAATTTATATGCATATGATTGCAATCCAACTCTTAGTGGTTCAGATACTCATACGCACACATATTCCGGTAATAGTAATGAATATGATGGTCTTGATAGATTTGATTACCAAACTTATCTGAACCAAACTGCATACGATAGCCATTATCATGTAGTTTCTGGTAATTTAGATGAAGAAAGTCATATACCCGCTAGTAAAAAAATTGTTCCTGCAAAATTATTATATGACTTACAAAAAAATAAAGAACGTGTAATAGTAATAATGACATAATAATGTTATTGTGATTTTCATGAATGAAAATATCGCCGAAAGCATTGGAATGTTTCTAGAAAACAAAATTCGAGAAAAAATTCTTAGTAATGTTCCGCCACCTAACGCCGAAAGTACCATAAAACGCAAAGGATCTTCTCATACCTTAATTGATGATAGTACATTGCTGGAAAGCGTTACCCATATTGTCGAAACTGACGGTGAAGACATCAAAATCACAATCGGAATTTTAGATCCCGAAGTTGCAGAATATGCTGCCCCGAACGAACATGGCGTTGCTTGGGATAATAGACCAAAAAAAGGAACAGAAAACACACCGGGAAGAGAATGGTTTATACCACCACGATCTTTCATACGATCTACATTTGATGAAGAATACGAAAATGTATTAGCCGATATTGAAAAACAAATTGTAACAAATGTCAAAGCAAAATTAAGCGGAAAATAAAAACAAAAAAACAATAATGGTAAGATTGTTATGAAGAAAGGACAGAAAATGAGTGAGGAACAGAAGAAAAAAATTGGTAATGCTAATAGACAAACTAAATAATTTCTATAATAATTATCCAGATGAAAAATTAAAAATAATTTGTTTGGATGACATAGAAAAATTAGAAGAATTAGAACAATCAAACAATTATTCTATTAACAATATAATATGTTTAGGTAAACATATAAATGAATTCAATAAAAATATAATTATATCAGGAGATTTATAAAAATGGTAGCTACAGTGAACGTTCAGGAGTATAACGGCGCCTCACCTGGTGTCGCTACAGTAATAACCCAAGGAAGATATGCTACAATGGATTCTTATAATCCAGGACTAAGTAATCCTTGTGTCGTACCGAGCGCAGATCTAAATTACAGTTATTGGAAGACCCATAACGTCGCATTTTCCGGAGACTTCACCCAGATTTCTAATATCCGGTGGTATACGTCCGGAAATGTAAAGACTAACTGGGCCTTAGGAACTAACGGCGGATTATTTGTCGCAGTAAAGTCAACAGGAGATAATGGATGCCCGGTTGCTAGTTATGCTCAGGCTACTGGCGTTCAGGGAACTTCCGGCTATCCAATAGACGATGCAACAAATGGTCACGCCTACTATAAGTCAGGTTCTTCTAATCACGCAGTTCCCGTTAATGCGGACACTTATGTTTCGGCGTCAACTTTGCTTGTGGATAGCGGACCTTATACAACCGCTGCAAGTTGCAAATGTGTCGTCACGCAAGTTGTGATTGATACTGATGCAACGCAAGGCGATAAGGCCTCGGAATCGCTCACATTTCGATATGATGAAATTTAATTTAATATTTTTATAAAATTAAATTCATAAATAAAACTTTACTTTTTAAGTTAAATATAAAAAATTAAAACAACTAAAAGTAAAGTTTATACAACAAAAATTAACAATAGAAAATATGACAAATAACCAATTTGCACTAGCAAAAACTTTATATACTAGTTATACGCACTAATAAGTATGTCAAAGCGTAATAAATCTTGTCAAAATAAAGATTGGTTATTTGATCAATATATAACCCAAGGAAAATCATCTGGAAAAATAGCCGAAGAAATTGGTTGCGGGGCATCAACAATACAACATTGGTTAAAACTTCATCAAATACCAATCCGTGATTGTTCTTCTAGCAAATTAAAACCAATTTCTCAAATAATAGAAAACAAAGAATGGCTTTACAGTCAATATATCATTCAAAAAAAGTCCGCAACAAAAATAGCACAAGAAATAGGATGTCAACAAGAAACTGTCTCACGCTACCTGCACAAGTTCGAAATTCCTATCCGAACACAATCAGAAGAAATAGGTGGCGACCGACATCCGATGTTCGGCAAACACTTTTCAGAAGAATCCAAACAAAAAATGTCATTAGCAAACACTGGACATGTTCTTTCTGAAGAAACAAGAAAAAAACTTTCCAAAGCAACATCTGGCGCCAATAATCCACGTTATGGAAAAACCGTTACACTAGAACAACGGCAAAAACAATCAGAATCAATGAAAAAATTTTATCGAGAACACCCAGAAGTTTTGATAATACAAAGTGAAAATAGAATTGGTGAAAAAAATTATAACTGGAAAGGCGGAATAAGCTTTGAGCCATATTGTCCAAAGTTTAATCAAGATCTTAAAGAAAGAGTTCGTGCTTTCTTTGATTATGAATGTATAACTTGTGGAAAGACAACCGAAGAAAATGGTAAAGCTTTATCAGTACATCATGTAGAATATGATAAATCTGCATGTTGTCACGGAAAACCAGTTCACTTTGCAGCAATGTGCCACAGATGTCATAGTAAAACAAACTTTGACAGAGAACGTTGGGAAGCTATGATGCATAGAATCATAGATGAAATTTATAATGGTCGTTCTTATTACACAAAAGAAGAATATAAGAAAATAAAACTAAAAAATATATAATAGTAAGGAGAATAAAGACAAATATGAGAAATATAATATCATTACAGCCATCGGACATTGTAATACAAATAGTACCGAAACCCCCCAATGAATCGCTACAAGACACTGTATACCTCCCCGACAAATCAGAAGGATACATAGTACCCATAAATCTGTTTTTTGTAGACAACGTTGGTAAAGATTTTTGCGGTGCATTCGAACTTAAAACCATTTACTACAACAATGCCATCAAACGAGACATTATAAATGAACTATACGACAGTGGAAAGACTTTCGACATCTACATTAGACTAAATTCATCAAAAGAAAATATTGAAAGTCCAAAAGTCCTTCAAATCTTTAATAATGTTTCTATTAATGGTCGCGAACTATTAATACCGGAATTCGGACAAATAATAACGTACCGCTATTACTTTACCAACAATTCCGACCCCTGGAATATTCCAATAGAAAAAATTGAGGCACTTCGCCCACCTAACCAATACATCTATGACTATGCGGTTAGTAAGGCCATAAAAGACCAAACAACTGTCATAAAAGAAATCAAAGATGAAATAGTCAAAGAATTAATTATGCAACGTCCATTATAACTCGAGGTCCTTTATAATGAGTGCCATAATTGAATATATGTGGGTTAAAATATACATCGATGAAAGTGGTGTCGAACACTTTATTCCACAATTTCGCGAAGACGGTACACAACAATTTTGGACAGATAGTGAAAACATAACGCCAACAAAATTGCTAATAGTTCCTATCAGTCCAAAACTCGCGGAAAATATGATACAGAAAAAGATTCCAGCCGCTTCCGTACCATTAACTCCATATACTTTTTTATTGAAACCATCCGACAAAGTAACCGCTTACTGGGACAATGAAATCACCATAACCAATCACTTTGAATGCGAAACTTGCGGATTTGCATGGCAACACACGGATGCATCAAAGTGGGCTGAATGTCCGCGATGTGGTGAAAAAGATACGTGGTCTTGTATGCGATGTGGCGCATCAAACATTAACAATGCCCTTGTTAAAAAAAATAATCGTGGCGAAACAAATTGTCCGTATTGCGAAATACCGTATGGTTTAAATCGGTCCATACACTTACATCGAATACAAGATATCATAGAAAATACTGACTATGTTATTCTCGTGGAAAATAGATTTAAGGTTATCATACGTCAGCATGAAGTTTGCGTGGAATCTTTATAAAATTTTTTTGAGGTGAACAATGTTAATCGGTGAACATCCAATTGGCAGTCGACCCGGTATCGGTGAGTCTTACATCGTACGAACAAAAGCGTATACCATGGACCAATGGGTTGTGTTCACTGGTTCAGAACCTCTTGGCGGCGGCGGAATCCGGTATCACCTAAATCGAAACTATGGCATGGGATTATCGAAGTCCGATTCCATTGATTTTGGCATGGACTATATGTCGGCAGCAACAAGTTCCACGACATACACGTTGTCAACTGGCCTCAAAGACACACTGAGGGGCATACTAATGTCCGTGTCATTAGTTCCCGCTTATGAGCTAACAATACCATCATCTAGCGTTATGAATGCGTTGGTTTGGGCATGGGCAGAAACTTTTGATAGTGTTTGGCGAAAAATGGAAACAATGGCAAACGCTCTTAAACTTGAACACGCCACAGACACATACCTCGACGATGCGTGGGGCCAAATTTTTGACCTTCCACGTATCTATCAAGAAACAGATACTGCTTACCGAGACCGTCTAAAAACTCGTACCACCATCCTAACATCTTCTGGCACCAAATCCAACTGTGAAACCATCATTGATAGCATAATTGGAATGTTTGGTGAAACTACCGTAACCACAAGGTATCCATCTAGTGTCCAAATAACATTTTCTTCCATAGATGCTATGAGAATAGCAAAAGAAAAACAAGACACCTTAAATTATCTTATACCGCAAATGGTCGCAGCTGGCATTTCTTATAGCATGTATTTGCCCTTCATTGACTATTTCATGGAAACTTATATCAAAGGCCCACTAACTTTGTCTCACACTATGCAATATGCATTATTGCATAGAAATTCTGACCTAGCATATAATGCAAATGTAATAAACACTATACAACCAGAACTTTCTTATGACGTTGATATGACAATAATGAATCATCACATAAAACAACTTCTAATAGGATCATTATTTTCAATAGAAAAATTAAACGCATATTCAATGTTAGTAGGGCTTTTTGGGACACAAAACAAAATATTATTAATGGATAGTATAAATAAAAAAAATAACGTTATAAAACAATTTATCGTTGATCAATATTTACAAAAGTTCAACTTAAACAAGCAATACAATTTATCAATGTTAAGCAAAGCTAATCCACGCCGTATATATAGGATGTCAAACACACTAACCAACCAATTAATTTCCACATATGACTTAGACATGATACTAAAATTATATGCGATAACTGTTTCCATGGACATTTGTAGCAAACGAACATATCCGAAACGATACACTATGGCAATTACTTTAGTGGGGGCCTGAAATGCGTCCAGTTGCATTATCGGTGGTTGAAGGCAGAAACTTCATACTTGGATCTTTTGATACATCTGGGTTCCAAACATGGTGGAAATCATTGCCATTTCCTGGTGATGTAGAATCAATAGAAGATACCACCCACGTTTACGGACAATACCATGTTTGTATTGTAAAATTAGGTGATGGCACAAATTCAATATACCGTACCCATGATTCTGGAAAAACGTGGGCAGAAGTTTACAATACAGCAGACACCATCTATAGTATAACCAGCATAGATTATGGTCATGTACTTGCAAGTACTTCAACTGGATGGCTGGAAAGTACTTTAGATTCTGGCCTAACATGGACAAAAATATCTAGTTTTGCGCCGGGCTGTAAAACCGTTATTAACATTAGTGATGATGTTTTGTTTGGACACGACGGTTCTAAAATATGGCGATCTTATGACACAGGACATTCTTGGTCACGGGTGTTACAAAAATCATTTTGGTTTTCAACTGGATACCATGACGAAACCCTTACCCAGAACTTTACCTGGGATTCATATGCATATCCTGCTCTCGCCGGTGCAGGTAACTCTGTTTATGTCGGTTTCGGACCATATCTAAATATTTCTCATGATCTAGGAGAACATTGGTTCACACATTTGCAAGGATGGGACAAATTCTTTTCTGAATATAAAGGAGGCTGGGGAGGTTCCAATTTATTTAGTCCATTTTACAACACCCGAATACTTCAACTTGAAATGACGGACATATCTGGCCTTAATTCAGATGATCACGTATTGATGGCTAGGGTATTGGACTTAGACACAAACCAAGTATTATATGCATATTCTGGCGCAAATTATCATTTTGAGGAAGCTCCAGAAAAAGGTACTGGTTATTCATGGCAAACAAGATTTTCATTGCCATTTGCCGACGAAAATCATGGAATCATATGTTCTTATAATGTATTACAACCTGGTTCTAGTGAATACAACAAACTCGTAATGGTATGTAGCTATGATGCAAGTAACAACGCTGTTGTAATGTATTCAACGGATGCTGGATGGACATGGTCAACACTCAACCACAACAATGTTTCTGTATATGAAGGCGATCCTTCCCAAGAAACAATATCGAACCTTGGTCAATACGTTTTTGATGAAGAATATTGGACAAAGGCAACATGGGTCGGATCGCCTTGTCACAATGCAGGAAAATGGGTCTACGAACACAACAAAACAATTCGCGGACTTTCGTGGGACTTAGATTTACTTGCCATATTCCACAAAGAAAAATTGTATGGTATGGATTGGACAACACTAACAGAAAAAAACAAGGAATATAATGTGGATTTACTATGCGAAAAACTACACGACACCACAATAAATCCAGACATATTATTAAAAACATCTACTATAAAAAATATGCTAGTAGGTGGCTACTTAAAAACATATTTCGACAAGACATATAGCATTGGTGGCATTTTAGCAGAACGCAAAATAACAGATCTACTTTCCGACATTCTTATGCAAAAAGCAAATGAAAAATTCTTTACCATTAGAATGAACCAAAAAGACACTGCTCAAAAATCTTGCGAATTTGGCATAAAACTAGTAGAAGACCATGTAGAAGAAATAATGACATCTATTAATAGATATACGCCACAAGCACCTGACGTCAGATATCCAAGAACACCATATGTGCCGTTTGATAGTCGCAATCAGGAAGTGACTTAAGTGCTTTCAATAGGTCAACGTGCCAAACTAATAGATTCTATTCCAACGGAACTATCAGAATACACATTAAAAAAGCTGCGCCGTGACCGTCTAGGAAACGACGACTATGAATTTCCAAGCATGCGAATTGCTATACTTTCTCAAGGCATTCGTAGTCATTCAAATACTGCTGGTCCTACAAGAAAAGACAGGTTAGGTCCACAAGGTGACGTCCGGCAATGGCTTGGAGAATACCAAAGAGCCACCATCAGTCTAACTATCCTTTGCGAAAGCGAAACCGCAAAAACCGATCAAGAAACTCCAGAAACCCTAGACCAAATCCTATATGATCTTCAGCAAGAAATTTCGATATGGCGTCTGGGTTTGAAATGGTCAACAGACCTCATGAAAGTCCTTCCTGGTAGCATGAGGGTAACATATCTTCCTCCTATTATGTCTCATACTACAGAGCACTGGATTTACCCAGCAAACTTAGACTTTACTGTAGAATATGAATTCTCAACCCTGGATCCAACACCAAACATTCACGCTATCGCATACGACTGGTCAATTCCATGTGAAGACGGCGTACATTTCGTTATAACGGACTATCATCCGCCGTGTTATGGTATGGGAATTTCAGTTCTTGGTTGGAAGTCAGAATTTTCCATGGATGTCTTACTAAACAAAATCAGTAAAGAAAAAAGTTATGGAATGGACATGATACTAATTAGTGACTGATCCACAACGATTATTTTTTATATTTGTCTTTTTTTGGTTCCTTTTTTATTTCCCTATACCCAGAATCCAACAATTTTTGGCTACTTATGCAACTCCCCGAATCATCAATCATTGTAACATTTATTAATAGGTGTTTATATTCCGCATACTCGGGAAGTCCATCCATATCTATTATTGTACCACGGTTCTTTGAAATTTTGGTAACATAACCATGTACATGAAAGGCATTATTATATCCATCTTGTGATATTTTGCATACAGGTTTATTAAAATCATTTTTGTCATTTATTTGTATATATGTAACATTTATAAGTTGCTTTATTTTAACATTCCTTGTTTTTGTAAAAACTTGTTCTGATATAGAATATACAGAACATATTAATGTTGTTGGATATTTAGGTAAGTCATGTGGTGAAGCATATACTTCAATTGTGTATTTTTGAGGAAGAACGGAATGATCAATTTTTTTAGTATATATATGGATGTCACTAGAACTAGCGAACGGTGTTATTAACAGTGTAAATGAAACCACTAATATAATTAGTATCCATTTTTTATTCATGGGTATACTCCGATACGCCGGAACCTGCGTATGTTTCCCAAAGTCCAGTTGATCCAGCCAAGCCCTAGCCCAGCGAAAACCAACCCCACTATCAATGCAACTAGATCAAAGTCTAGTATCGAAGAAAATACTAGCATTATTCCAAGTAGTCCGATTAATATCCCTGGCAAAGCCAGCATTATTCCAACGCCCGTCTCTAACAAGACTCCTATTGTTTTTATTGTATCCATGTACTATACTATAGTGTTTATTGTATTTATAGTTTTTGGTTCGTAAAATTGTATATTCTTGCTTTTATTTTGATTAGTACTTGAATAAAGTTTACATAAATATCTGAAGGTATTTACATTGAAAAAAAAATATAATAAGGTTGATGAAACACAAACCGAGGACTTTTATGAACTATCCGTAGTTCCTGAATTTCCTTCTAAAATGACTATCTATGATGCATGGCGAGCAAACAAGATAACCTTACAAGAATACCAGAAATGGTTGAAAGACGGTTATCCTAAGAATCTTTTAATTAAAGTAAAATAATATTTTGGTGATTATAAATGGTTGAATATGGTAATCCAAGTCAATTTGTTCGACTTATAATTAAGCTCGAAACAGTTGGCCCCGTACCTGTAATCGTAGGTAAGGGAGTTGTTCTGTTAGTAGGACGGTCTGTTCGTGGTCCTGTTGATGAAGCAGTTGCAATGACAAGTTCATCCGCTGCAAAAACTTACTTCTATAGCGGCGGTCTCAAAGATGCAATCGAATTAGCGTTTGCACAAGGAGCTCCAGTAGTTTACGCCGTTAGGGTTTTAGGAACCGGACACGCTACCGCTTCTGTAACACTCGACGACGGGCTAGATACCCCCAATGACGTTGTAAAGATTTCCGCTAAATCTCCTGGCCTTTGGGGTAATGCAGTATCTATTAAAGTTCTCGAAGGCAGTTACAAAGCCACTGAAACCACACCTTACGCAATTCCTGGTGCCGGAACAGCTGGACCTTACTACACTCAATATGCCAACATAATTGCAAATGATTCCGCGAACTGGGTTAGAGTAGATGGAGTTCCGTACACGTTAGTATATACAGCACCTCCATCTGATGGTCAAGTCTACGTGAATACAACTGATGGTAGCATAACGTTTGGTACTCCGGTTGCAGCAACTTCCCTTATAACGTATAGTCTGAAATATAAAACCGTGAAATTAGTTGTAACTGACAACGAAACCACATACACATACGACAATATATCATCACTTACAAAGTTGGTTGCTAGACTTATTGGTACAGGTTTTGTGTCAGCAACAGCAATAACTGGAGAAACACACCTTCCTGCTACTAGTGTAACGCCGTTCGCGCTATCTGGTGGACTAGACGGCACCTCGATTTCTACTTCCGACTGGGAAGAAGCATTACGAGTGGGTGGAGCTGCGGCTGCTGAATTAGTTGGTGCACCACAAACGTGTGCCCTAACTGAATATGAAGTCGAGGAAGGTACTCACGACCTAATTCCTGTACTGGATGCTTGGTCAATGGAAATGGCAAACAAGTTCCATCCATGCCAGTGCTTTATTGGAGTTGCTCCCAACTTAACCGCAGAACAAGTCCTTGATATTGCAGCGGGCTATTCCAACCGTCTTCTAACGATCGTAGCCAATAGCTGGGACAATTCCACAGATCCCCGAAACATTGCAGTTGCACGAGCAGGTAAAGAAGCTGCTGTAGCACTCGGTGAATCTGCTGCACTACCAAGAAATGCAATGAATGGTCTTAACGGTCTACTGAACACCTACGACCAAACTGACGTAGATGTAATGACCCAAGATACTGATGCCCGCGCAGACGTTATTATTAAGAGTCGCGGCATTCGACCGTATGTCGGCATCACAACCGATCAAACCTGGCAATTCTTGAGGACTGTTGACAACAGAACCATCAATTACGTTATTGTTGCTTCTGACCAAATAGCGCGTCAATATTTCCATGAAAAGCGAACCGGTACTATAATGTCCGCAATGGAACAATCAATCAAAGCTATCCTCAATGATTTAATGCGCGATGAAAATATTCGAGCATATTCCATTGAAGTAACCCCAGATGAAACCGATACCGGCAAAGTAAATATCCATTTGTGCATGGAAAACATTGGTCACATTGAAAGAATTGACGAAACAATAGCCGTTGGTATTCTAAGTGATCAAGGAACAGGAGTAATAACTGAGGTGAAATAAATCCCCTCATAAACATTTTTAGGAGATTAAACTTATGGCATACACAATTGTTGCAGAAAGTCCTGGTGATATTGTAATAACTTTTACTGCAAGTGGCGGAGAACCCCATAGCATTCCATTAAAGTCGCTTACAGCCCAGAAATCAACAGACATTAGCAAAGAATATGGTACTGGCTACCATCAAAAATACGCTCACGTACAAGGCAAAATTGATTACGAAGGCGACTTCGAAATTGGTTCTTGGTGGGTTTCTGAAGCCGAAAATCCCAAGACTTGGATGGACCTAATCAGAGAAAACCTAACCTGGAAAGACGTTCAAGGCCTATCAAAAGAATTTGAAATAATGGTAAATGATGTAGGATCCGAGTACGATCGATCCTTAAAAAAACCGACACAAGTAGCTTCTGGCCCCATCGTAACGTACTACCGATGCTTACTCAAAAGCGATTCCATGAACATTGGAGACGTTGGTTCCACGGTTTCTACAAGATATAGTTTTTCTGCCTTTAGCAGAGATCCGGCATAAACAAATAACGCAAACATAAAAAAGTAAGGAAAGTTTTACATGATAACAAAAGATTTGATTCTAGAAGGCACCAAATTTCGGAAAAAAGTAAAAGTTTCAGTGTACGATGAGGAAATAGAAGTTCGTCCGCTAACCGATGTCGAGATTGCTAAAATATTTAAGACCGTCGAAGACTCCGGTTATGATACTTCAGATCCCAAAGTATCTGATAACTTTATTTTGCAGGTAGAAGCTTGTCGTTATGGCATCGTAGATAAAGCCCTGCACGAGATCGCTAACCCAGAAGATCCAAAAAAGGATCAAAAAGAGGTTTTCGAACTCATGATAGGTAATGCCCTCATTGAAATTGGTCAAGCCATCATTTCTATATCTACTGTTGGCAACGAGGAACTAACCGATTTTTTCAGACAGCTGAAGGCCAGCGTCTAACTTTTTTACACCATTCTGGTTACAAATTAACAAATGTTCCCATTCACAAACTAACCAGAATTCAGATAGACGCGATTTGTAAAATGCAAGAAATAATAGATCTAGCTAAAGCCGGTAAATCTCAAAACCGCAAAATAACCCACCGAGAATTTGTCAACGCAATGAAAGGCAAACGCGACAAAGCCAGCTATGACAAATGTACCGAAACCCAAAAACAACGTTGGTTAAACATTGTGAACAAAAACAAATAGGTAGATATTAAATTATGCTAGACAATTTTGCCAGATCCGTTCAAATCCTAATAACACTATCCGGAAACATCGAAGAACAATTAAAAAATGTTTCAGTATTACTAGATAATCTAGCCAACAAAAAAATTGTTATAAATATTGAATCAATAAATAACCTAACTGGATCTGCTGACAATGCTGCAAAATCTATAAATAAAATTTCAGATAATGCAAAATCTACCGAAAAACACACAACTTCTAGTTTTGATAATATTAAAAAATCTATAGATAACGTAAATGATGGCATTGGAAATTTGGTGAATTCACTTGCTGGTATTGCGATGGGCGGTGCAATTTCAGGTTTGGCCTGGAAGACATCAGCAGAATCAACGTTGTATGTTGAACAGATTGAGCGTGCCATAAACAGTAACAAGAAACTCAAAATATCGTTCGCCGAGCTCGAAGAATTTTCAAAATCGCAAGCGGAAGCTGGGGAAGGTACTCGGCGCGCAAACATCAAAGAATATTATTCTATTCTGATGGCAGGATCAAAATACATCAAGGGCTCTTCTACTGAAAAGCTCGCTAAGGCCGATTATATTACTGATTTTTGGTTTGCGAATCAAGAACTCATGAAGGGCCAAGGATTTGGCAGCGCCGAAGATCTAGTTCGCTCGTCTGTGCGAACCACCGGAAAACTAACCGGTACACGCAGGGATGCGCTTGCAACAGCGCTAGGTGTCGATCCTGAAGGCAAAGAAATGAGCAGCGCCAAGTCCCGCATGAAGTACATGATGGAAAAAGGCAAAGGCACCGACATGTCTGAGGCGCTATCAAAACGACCCTGGGAAGGATTTGCGACCAGCCTTAAAAGCCTGAAGGATTCCATTGGTAATAGTCTGGTCTGGCCGATGAATAAATTCGTTCAATTGCTAACGGGAGCCGTCAAACTCCTGAATTCGATTCCTGGTGCGGGCCTTTTTATTGGACTTGCAGGCGGTGCTATAGCACTCGTATCTACTCTTACTTTGCTGAATGGGGTTTTGATGCCGGGCCTTGCATTACTAAAGCAAATGGTGGTGTGGACGAATTTGCATACCGCGGCAGAAGTCAAGCAAATGGTAGTGTCTAAAGCTCTTATTGTTACAGATTGGCTAGGTCTTACATCAAAAACGGCTCGTACTAATGCTATTATAGCTGAAACAATCGCAACTGCCGCAGCTGCGAATGCTACTGCACTCAACACAGGTGCAACTGGAATGGAAGCGGTAGCGCTAGAAATTGATGCCGTTGCTAATTTAAATACAACTAGCGCAATTTTTGGAACAACCGCAGCAAGAACTGCTGCAATAGGTCCAACTATGGGCTTAACTGGAGCAACTACTAGTCTAGCGGCTGCAGAATGGGCAGCACTAAGTCCGCTATTACTTTTAGCCATTCCATTAATTGCAATTGCTGGCCTTCTGTATCTCGTAGAAACCCGCACTCACGTCTTTAGTAATGCATTGGATAAGCTCTCCAAGACCGAAATGAGCAAGGATCTTATTCAGTGGTTGGAAGACGTTGGATATTGGGCAGGATATGCGGTAGATCGTCTTGGCAGCGTAATAGAATCAGATCTTTTTAGCAAAATAGATAGCTTGAATTCCGCATACACCAATGTTAAGTCTGGTAATATCCTTGGCATTTTGGGATTAGGCAATGAAAAATCATCTGAAACAAAACCAAGTGCAACAAGTCAATTGTTAGGTTCTGTTGGTGGACTACCAGGTACTAACCTCCTTACAATGACTAAAATCGTGACACCACTTTCCTTAATGCAAAACCACCTAGAATTCATTGTAAATGTTTTGTCTTGGTTTAAGAATTTCTTTTCTGGAGGAAATCCCCTTACTAACATTTACAACGCTATTATACGATTTCCAGCAAACATATATAAAGCAGTTTCTGAATGGTTTTCTAAACAAATCGAAAAAGTAACAACCAAATTTTCGGAAATAACAAAATTTTTTGGTGACATAAACACAGAACTAAGTACCAAATTCGGTGAAATTACTTCCGATATTTCCACAAAATATAACGAAATTACCACAAGTGTTTCTAACTGGTTTAGTGAAATCACGTCTGGTATCACAACCAAATTCAATGAACTATTAACAAGTGCGTCTACAAAGTTCGGCGAAATTACTTCCGGCGTCACAACCAAGTACAACGAAATATCATCAATTGTTTCCACGAAGTTCAGTGATATTATTGCAAGTGTTTCGACAACATTCAGTGAAATAATTACTAACGTCACAACGAAATTTGATGAAATTCGTACATCAGTTTCTACAAAATTCGAAGAAATAATAACAACCATTACCACAAAAATAACAGATATCATTTCAACTATTACCACAAAGTTTGAAGGAATTACCACAACAATAACCACCAAATTCAATGACATTATTACTAGCATAAAAAGTATGCTACCAAGTTGGATGGGTGGAGGAACATCAGAACCATTGGGCGAACAGGAAGCTATTAACATTGTTAAAGAAATGAAATTCGATGATGGTTCAAGTAAATTTAATTTCAGTGATGAAACATATCGTGCTGCTTATACCGAAGCAACAACTGGAATACCACAAGAACATCCTAACGTGACTGATCCTGAAAAATATGATAAACTTGTGGCTAAAATAGCAGATGTGATCAGAAATCCTTCGTTATATAAAAACACTGGTAGCGATAAAAACACTGGTAGCGATATTAGTAATAACAAATGGTCGCCTCATGAAACAGAAATCAATCGACATGAAGGCAACATCGATTACGAAGCTTCCAAACAAAAAGGTATTGCAGCAGGATATATTTTACCAGAAGGATCCAAAGATACTGGTCCACAAATAGATCTTGCAAGCATTGCTTCTGAAAATGAAAATAAAAAAGATCAAGGACTTGTTAATAAAGCGCTGAATATGATTGGATTTGCTGACGGTGGCTTTGTACAAAAAACAGGATTTGCGTTAGTCCACGAAGGCGAACCCATTATTCCTGCAGACGTAGCAAGTTCTTCAAGGTTGCAAAATATTCTCGAAAGCATTGCTTACGGCGGTTCTTCCTCGAACACCTATGGCGACATAAACGTTCGAATAAATTATACACCTCCGTCATCATCTACTTCTTCCAACATGATTGTTATGGACCGCATATCTTTCGAACATATGGTTTCCGACATTATTGCAAAACGCTTACGACAACTTAATGGTTATTAAAGTTAGAAAGGTAAAATTATGGTAGACACAGCACAACGTTCAACATCAGCATACACTGTAAAAATCGGCGAATTTGAAATGAACATACCGTCTGGTCCTTATCCCAATGAATACAACGAAGATAGTGGACTTGGCCAACCAAATCCTACAAGAATTTCATGGTCCAAAACATACGATGTTGCAATTCATAAAATTCCAAGTCCTGCTTGGAAAACAATGCAAACTTCCAGAAAAACTTTATGGAACCTTGACATCGACTTCACAATTCTCGAAAAAGACAAAATGAGCGAAATTATATTCATAGTAAATCAAAACGAACCAGTATATGTAAGAACGTATTTTCAAGACATGTGGATGTACATACAATCATTTTCCGCTAACGCGGAAGCCGGATACGTGGACTCTCGTTGGTTATGCACAATAAAACTTATCGAAGTAAATGACTGAGGGTTGATAATAAATGCCAATTCGAAATATAACTTTTATTGGCGGAATGGATGTATCCAACGACGTCATAAGCATTAACACGCAACACGTTTCCAGTGAAGCCGAAGCAGTAGAACCTTCCACGTGTCAGGTCGTCCTAAACAATCATAACTTGGTTTATGGTCATGCAATTGTATCCGGTGAATTTACACCCGGTATAACAAGAATACAATCCATCATAAAAATAAACCGAAATGAAGCAATTGGCCCATTATTATCCAGATACGAAGATTCATATTTATTGTTTGTAGGTGTTGTAAACGATGCTGCCTACACCAATGAAACCGCTACCATAGATTGCATCTGTGAATCAGGGTTTGGTGCAGGATCAATGCTAGATCACACATGGTCTGCCGACACTTTCGTTAGCCAAAAAGCAAATGACTGGGCAGAAGACCTAGATGAACAAGTGCCTGCTGCAAATATATATATCGTTGATAGAATTGGAAATAAGGACAAAATAAAAAAATCACAATTCACACCATCTAAATTATCTTTCAATGAAGCACTTCGTGCAATTACATCAGGTGCTTCCGAAGACTATTATTTCATGACAGACGAACAACTAATACCAGGAGTTGTACTAGCAGACGAAGAAACTTATTATGAAATCGTTGAACTTGATCCTTTTGTACTAGAACCAGGTGACGCCACATCACTAGTAGGCTACGCCAATGAAGTTACTGTTATTCCAGAAAATATTACTAACATTTATGTTCAAGCCAATGTCCCAGACGCAGAAAAGGAAAAAATATATGGCTGGGATAATGATGAATACGGTATTGCAAAATATGGCCGGATAGTAGCACCTATTGTATACGACCCTGGAATCTATACCAAGGAAGATGCAGATGCACGAGCAGAAGCATTAGTAAATTGGTATGAAACGTTCATTGATCGTGGCATAAAAGTAACTGTTTGCAGTAAAATACCAAGGGTAAGATCTCGTGTTATTTTTAATGTTCCTGATGTAAAGGATGGTGTTGGAACCATACGAGTTATGGCTGGCGTTAACAAAAAGCGTGTAGAGTATTCCGCAAACGGTGTTATTACAGAATTAGAATGCAGATTACTGGAACGGGGTGCAGACCCAGAAGGACCTTCCGAAGATGAACCAGAATTTGTGGAAGTCAATGCAGAAGTTCCGAGAGAATGGCAAGATTATATTATTGATTATTTTCTAGTAAATGGACCATATGGAATATTATTTAATAAAAAATATGTAACCTTTATGGTATACAAAAACGGCGATGTATTTTTCGCAAATGCTGCAGCACCAAAAAATATATATCCATTAGATCAGGCCCCCGAAGCCGTTAAAAATGTGTTTTACGAAATAGAAAATGACCTTCTTGATAAAGCCGCATATCAATGGGGCTCAGAATTCAGGCAACAATAAAACAAATCTAACATAAAGCTAGGTAAATCATGACTGAATATAGATACGTTGCAAAAGGAAGTGTGCTAGACGGTATATCAATATATCGTGTAGACAAAAACAAAAACTATGCCATATCAACAGATCTACATGAAACGTATACGCCACTAATCGATTCATCGGAAATTGATGAACGTGTATTGGAATTGTTAGACGACGCATACGAAAGAAAGTGGGGAAAAAAAACTAAAATTCCTGAAAGACCGACCATAACAAAAAATGATGATGATACTGGCATAACAAAAGAAGAATTTCTTGAAAATGTTCTCCGGATATTTGGTCCTTCTGTCGAATACAACGAATCTGAAGGTCGTTTATACTCCATACGTTTTGCTGGAAATGGTGAGAAAAAATTAGTTCCTTTTGACTTACTGGTTTTACGAAGATTAGCTAAGAAGTTGCGCTACTTTGGTAGCCTGTACGAGGTATCAAAATGGTAGGCTCTCCACTTGCAGCATTTACAAATTCCACGGAACGTTTGATAGCAAGAAAAAGCTATATAGACTATTGCGTAATTTTAGATATTGATAAAGATGGTACTGACGGTGTCAAATGCCATAGTCCAGATCATCCAGAATATTATAATACTGTTTCATTAAAAATACGAAGTACAAAACTAGTGGATGAAAAAAGTCAGGACCCAAATGCTATCCAGCACGTTAATGCATTAATATTGCAGACGTTCGTTGGAAATTGTTTTGGCGAACCATACAATCCGAGGGTTGGCGATCTAGTTGCCGTTCTTTTCATGTACAATGAAAAACCGTTGGTTCTTGGTCCGATAGCAACCATACAACAACCGCCTGTAATGAGAGCGCCGACCTCCGAAGACGCCAAATACGACTACGTCAATAAATGGTGTCAGTGGCTAAAACCAAAAAAAGACAAGAACTATGATTTTTTTGACCACCCACAAGGCAAGATGCCAATTTGCTTTAAACGGTTTCACGGACCCGTAACTGGAAGTACTGGAATTGGCCGCGATGAAATGACTGTATGGGACTGTCAAAAGGGCGACGCTGATCCAACTTGTTCTGATTGTTGTAATATCGATTCTGTACCACGCTCAGGCGAACAATGGCATAAAATTTATTCTACCCAAACCGAAAGCGAAGAAGCTTATAATAGCCGCATGGAACTACACGCAAGATGCGGCTCTTATTTCCGAGTAGAATCTGATAACACAAACGAAGCAAGTAGTTCTTCATCGGAGTATAGTGAAGACATTGGTCACATTCGTTTGGGAAATGCACTAACAGAAAGTGACAAAAGATTCCATTTGAATGTCCAAGGTAATCGTTATGGCGATAGTGGCGTAGGAAGTTTCGACCTCCACACGAACCACGAAGAAGTACAAATAGCCAGCGAATCTACTGGCGTTCGATTTGCAGCAATAAGGCCAGAAGATTCTCAGGTTACATGGGCCTACGAACTAATGAACTTTCCTACAACATCATTTATTCGATGTTATAAAGATGGCGTTATCGAAATAAATAGCCTGGATGGAAATTCTTCAATAACAGTCGATGGAACTGCCAATAAAGTTACAGTAGACGGAACTGTAAACGTCGAACTTATAGCATCCTCAGAAGTCACATGCACAACCCCCCTAACCCACGTAACCGGCAATATGCAAATAGACGGATTTTGTTCTCATAATGGCTGCACTTGTGATGGTCAAGGTGGCGGTGTTGTTGCTGGTGGTGTCGAAGGTGGTCAAACCATATGTGGAGATATCCTTCCTGACGGCGAACTTACTTTGAGAGGTACCACTGACGAAACAAAAGGCACGGTAAAAGTAGACGCAAACTTGGCATGTACCGACAATTGTCAATTACCATCCATATGTGGCAGTGATCAACCCGACGGCGAACTCGATCTCGCCGGGACCTCAGATGCTTCCAAGGGTTGTGTAAATGTCAATTCTGATCTGAAATGCTCAAGCTCTGTCTACGGTAGTGATCAACCTGATGGTGAGCTTGTACTAAAAGGAACTAAAGACGTATCTAAAGGATGTGTGAAGGTAGACGCTGACCTAGCATGTACTGGTGGTTGCCAATTACCTAGCGTTTGCGGTAGCGACCAAGTTGATGGCGAATTAACGTTATCTGGAACTTCAGACGCAAGTAAAGGTTGCGTAACGGT